TCTAAGCAAATACGCCACCAGAACGCATATTATTTGAAATAATACCGTTGGTTTCATTTCTTGCTATCTGACGGATTAGCTCTACTGTGATTTCGGTTTCGCCATTTCNTATATTTCCACCTGCCATAGGTTTATATCCGGTTGACGGAATAGAGCCTACTGCCCCACCTGTGGCATAGCCACGACCATAATTAAGATGGTTTAAAAAGCCAATCCCTAATCTCGATGTTGCCTCTTTGGTGATGACGTATTCGCCACGATGAACCACGCCAGCAGGTGTATATTTACCACCATCACCAGTATAACCACCGCTAGAATACCCACTGCTAGAATACCCAACATAACCACCATCAGAATATCCAAGGGCTCTTGCAGCAGATTTGATAGCGTTGAAAATCATCATCTTCACAATCATTGCTGAAATATCTTTTAAGATTGATTGTGCTAATGACCTAAAGTCAGCTTTGCCTGTTACAACAAAGTCAGTTAAAGCGTCAGACATTCCATTAAAAGCTTTTTGAGTAATGTTAGAGATATTTCCAGCCACATCATTAACCGAATCATCAAGTTGTGTCATCCCATCTTTAATGCCTGCAATCGGGTCTGATTTTCTCTGTTTTTCAGTCTCTTGAATTACCACCATGCGCTCTTTCAGTTTTGCGATTTCTTCATCAAGCTTAGCAATGTTTTCTTGCGACATTCCTATTTTTAATCGAGATGCCTCAATGTCTAACTGATGATTGTATTGAATTAATTCTTGCTCCTGCCTTGTTTTGCCAAGCAGCTCAAGCTCAAATTCCATTTCTCGCAGTTTTTCAGTATTATCAAAGGCGAATTGTGCGATAGCTACGCTTTGTTGTGCTGCATCAATTTGAGCTGCCATATCTTTAAGTTTAGCCAATCCATCAGCACCAAAATGAGCGTATTTCTCGCCATTCGCTGCGATGTCTTGAGTAATTTTGTTTAGCTCTTGATATTGGCTGACTTGACCGAATACAGAAATATCTTGAGCGTTTGCCCTAATTTCTGAAAGTCTGCGTTCCATTTCGCTTAGTTGATCTGTGTACTGTTTCACATAATCAACTTTAGAGCCGCCAGAAGATTTTCTTGATGAACCGCCACCTTTGCCAATGTTTTGTGACTCGAGCAATTTTTCGTAGTTTTCAGCAACCGCTTTATGCTCGGCAGAGCCAGCTTCAAAGCCTTGACTTGACGCAAAATCCTCCCCTTGTAACTTGCGTTTCTTGGCTGGGTCTTTCTCTTTATTAATCGCAATTTGGCGATTGTTTCGCTCTATTAATTGCGTTGCTTTGTCGCTTAAAGCATTTTGAACGCTAAAGCCTAGAGCATTAAACTGGCTTGCGACTAAAATAGCCATCGCACCCATTCGCTCAACCGCACTTGTAACAGATGCAGCACCGCTTTCAGCACTTGGGAAAATTCTGTTTAAGTCATCGAGAGAAAAACCGATGTTGTCGATATTAACCTTAGACATATCCAAGGTTGGCAATAAACTCTTTAATTTGTCGTGGAATTCAGCAACGGGAACTTGACCGATGATTGTTTTCAAATCATCTTCTGACTTGGTTAGTTTCTCGTTTGCTTTTGCTAATTCGGCTTTTTTAATGGCTAAATCTTGTGTTGATTTCGCTAGTGCTTCTAGGTACGCTGTATCTTCCGCTTTTCCGCTTTGCTGTGCGATTTGTTTTCCTTGCTCGATTATTCTATTGAGCTTCTCATACTCTTCTTCTAATCGTTTAATTTCGTCCTTTTGTGCGGTAATGGATTGCTCTAATTTAGCTTTCATTCCGTCAAGGACGGCAGCAGAAGTATTGGCTAATTTGCCAGTTGTTACATCTAGCGAATCAGCAAAGGATAACAGCTCTTGTCTAGCGGATTCTGTTTTTTGTTGATAATCAAGGAATACGCCAACACCAGCGGATAATCCGAGAGTTAATAATCCTAATGGACCGCCAACAAAACCTAACGCACCACCTAAGCCTTTACCTGTTTCGGTTAAAGCTTGCTGTGCAGCTGTGAGGTTTCTTGTTGCTGCGGCTTGTGCTGACATAGCAGCGGAGGCTTGAATACTTGCTGCAATCCACGTGCGGATTTTTCCAACACTCCAAATTACACCTGCACCTGCTGCAAGGCTCGCCACTACGGTTAAGTGATTGGCGATTTCGTTGATAGCCTTAGCAAATGCCTCGCTCGCTCCTGTTGATTTGTCTAATTCACCAATCCATTTAATTGTTGATGTGTTTAGATTCTCAAAGGCTGCGGAAATAGTAAGGATTCGAGTGTTAAACTGGTCGTCAACGGATTCTTTGGCTCGTTCTAACGCTGGAACGAGAACGTCCATTGTTAGTTTTCCCTCTTTCGCCATATTGCGAAGTTCGCCAGTGGTAACACCTAAACCAGTTGCAATCGCTTTCGCTAATGCAGGGGTCTGCTCCATTACGGAGTTGAATTCATCACCACGAAGAATTCCACTTCCTAGGGCTTGCCCAAACTGCGTCAATGCTGCATCGGCTGCACCTGCACTTGCACCAGATACCGCTACCGCTTTAGATACTGTTTCGGTTAAACTAGCAATCTGCGCTTGACTAATCTTTAATGTTTCTGCATTTTGAGCAAATCGCTGATAAACTCCTGAGGTTGCACTGATACTTTGGTTAGTTTTCAACGCAATATCAAAAACGTTATTTAAGCCTTTTGAGCTACTAATTGATGCACTTTCGACTAATCGAAGTTTGTTTTGAATTTCCGTATATCCATCGGCAAAACCTTTTAATTGACTTACACCAAACCCAGCTATACCAGCCTTGAAAAGGTTCGCAGATACACGGTTGAGCGAGTTCATCGACCGCTCAATATTGTTTAATTGTTTGGTAGTGGTATCAGTGAAACGTTTGACTCTGCCTTGTGCGTTATTGATACCACTTTGAAATTTAACCTGATCTAACTCAAGTTGGATATTCAAGTGTCCTAATGAGCCTGCCATTTTTTACTCCGTTATCTATTTGCTAAGTATTCAGCAGAACCGTCATCAAACTCTTCTTTCTTCTCTTTATAGAAAGGCATAAAATCTGATAACTCTGGCGGTTTGCCTTTCGGATCACGATTTACCATTGCTAAAACATGCGAAATTTGAGCCGAACGATAATCATCACGCCACAATCCGAACGGTTGTTCTTCGTAAAATAGGCGGTATTCATGTAAATGACTTTCAGGCATCTGCTCAATTTCTTCTAGCGTTCTTCCGAGAGAAAGTGACAGGTTTATTTGGAACTTTCTTCGGCTGGTGAGTTTTTTGGTTCACCATCCATAATGGCTTGATTAAGTTGTTCGATGACTGCTTTGTCTAACTGTGCTAATGCCTCTAAATCGTTTTCATCTTCGGCATTGAATAGGTTTACGCCGTTTTCATCGCATAAACGCATTGCGATTGTGCGAGTTAATTTGTGCTTGTCGTAAACTTTGGCTAATTGTTCTGTTAGGGTATCTTCATCGCTAAAATCAAGCGTAATACCTTGACTTTCAGCAATGCGAACTAATTCTTGCTGTTGTCCGTATAAGGCTTTGTTCATTTCGCCAACGGTAAACTCTCGGATGTAATAGGTATCGCCTAAAATCTCGACTGGTTTAACTTTTGGTTTGTGTGATAAAAGTTTATCTCTTAAATTCATTCGTTCTGCCTCAGAAAAAGAAAACCGAGAGGATTAACTCTCGGCTTTGTCATTTACGCTGTTGTAGGTAAAAAATAATCACGTTTCGCTTTTTTAATTGTTACACCTGATTCAAATTTACCTTTCACTTCACCACTGAAGTTAGGCGAGGTTTGAATAAAGCCAGTACCATACAAAGCACCTTGATTATTTTTCAGAACCATTAACCAAGGGAACGTTTCTTTGTCGTAGAATTTTTTACGCAAATCTTTTTGCATGTCTGTTGCTGGTGCGTAATAGAAAGAGAGCTTAATTGAACCGTATTCAATTTCGCCTGCTTCTGTTTCTGTACCCTCTGAACACATTGTAGTGATGTCTGTTTCGCCCAATGTATCACCGTCACCATCAATCTGTTTAATTGCGCAGAAGTTGCTTGATAATTGGATTTTTGAGACTTTTGCCTTAGTAAAATCAGTCGGTTTGTCAAAACCTTTCCAGTCCACTTCGTCAGCAAGCGTTACTGTGTCAGTCGAAACAGATTTCACAGGATAACAGCCATCTAAAGCACCTAATCCAGTGATTCGGATAAAATCACCAGCTTTTAAGCCGTTACCTGTTGCGGTAATTGTGGCATTTGGCGTAACAGTACAAGCTGTGATAGCTTTTTCTGTGTCGTAGCCAACGCCTAAATAAAACTTAGTCCCTTGGAAAGGGGTTGTTTGTGTTGACATATTTAGTCCTCGTATTTAATTTGATACTTAAGGCTGGAGATAAACCAGGTGCGATTTGTTGCGTCTTGATCATATTCATAGCTCATCAAATCAATTTCTTGGATAGTTTCCGCTAGCTCGTCACTCGCTATAGCGCTCTCCAGTCGTTGTTTAATTTGCTCCGCGATATCGTCTAGCTCATCATCACCTACAGCGGTTTTCAAATAAGTTGAGATGTTTAAGGTTGCAGTATATTCGTGATGGCAAAGATCTATTGACTCACAAGAGATATCATCAATGGATATCGCGATTGCCGATGTCTCTTGATCTATATCAATAAACAAAGGGCGACCCGAATAATAATTCTCAACACCTATAATGTTAGTATTGAGTAAATTAAAAATTTGATGTCTAATTTTCTTATGTATTTGCACCGCCTACTCCTTATTTTCGAAAAACAGAGTTCAATTCTTTCGATAGTTCAACTTTCACCTGATCTGAATAATTCTTCAGTTCACGGTGAAACGCATTGGTTAAAGGTGTAGCAAGCGGTATTTTCACAACGTCAATAGGATAGCGAGATTTCCCTCTGCGCTGCATCACCTGCTTTCGTCCGCTTGATAGGGTTTGGATAAACCCTCTCTGGATTCTATGTTGCCCGATTTTAACCTGCCCTCGTCCTATATTAATCCGATATCTAGAGCTTTCTAGCAACCGAATTAAAGGCAAGTTTCCACGGTTTACACGTATCTTTGCAACAGGTCTCCGAAGTGTGGCTTTTTTAGTTAGCTGGACTCGCTTTTTGATTAATTTTATTGGCGCTTTAACCTCTTTTGATACGGCTTTTGTTCCGTTTTTAATGGCATTTCGCGCTACTTTATTAATGCTTTTCGCCACACACTTAGGCACAGATTGACTAGCTAATTTTTCAAAATTAGCCTGTAATGCCGCCAATCCTTCGATCTTAGACGCCACATTTACTCCAACTGCAATACAATCTTCCCATCTTCAAAACTAAAACCACGAACGACATATTTAGCATTAGATGCTGTGATAACATCGCCAAGTTTTGGTTTATAGCCAGATGATTTAAAAAGAGATAAAGTTCTGGTTGTGCCATTGATCAAATAATCATCGCCACCACCCATAACTCTTGGCTCCTCATCTAAAACCGCTTTATATTTTTTGCCATTGATAACATAGACGGACATCATCACATCTGATATGACTTTGTCCGCCTGTGCTAATGCGTTATCAAATGGACTAAGCGTTGATCTTGACATCTACGGTGTCCACAGATGCACCGCTTGCGCGCCACGCAACGCCTAAGCGTTTGTTACTACCAGCGGTAATTGTTGCGCCATCAGTTGACCAGTAAACAATCGCACCTTGTTTGATATCATCGGCCGCCTTTGCTTTAACCGTGAAAACGCCAGTAGTTAAACCAACACCAACACCACCTTGAGCAACATCAGATACTGCGATTGTGGCAAGATTTTCTAAAAGCACCACATCACCACTTTTTACATTAGCAGCAGCGGTAAAGCGCACGGTGTTTCCGCCTTGTACGTAATTTTTAGCCATATTTATTTAATCCTATGATTTATTTAGCAAAAAACCGCACTTCAATTAAAAGTGCGGTCGTTATTTAGGGGATTTAAGTTACTTGTTAGTAACTTTTACAATGCCACGATAGTCAATCACGTTAACACCTGCATCAATGCGTACTTTGGTTGATACACCGTCAACGGTAAAGCCGTTTTGTTGCTCAATGTACGGGGTGTCGATACCGTCAAGGTAAGATACCTCAATAGCCTCTTTGTTGATTAAGTACCAAGATT